CATTAGCGGTAAAGCATTAAATGGCCAAATGTCACAAATGGATATGACAAACTTCCATTATTACGACAATTTGACACGTTCTATTGCACATACTGGCAGTATCATACTTGACATTATTAATAAAATTTACAGTTCTGAACGTGTAATGCGGATTATTGGCGATGCCGGCAAACCTTAATTAGTCACAATTAATCAAAAAACCGGCCAGCAAGATGAAAATGGCGTGGAAAAGATATTGAATGATGTAACCGTAGGCGAATATGACGTTGTTATGGAAACTGGCCCTGGTTACAACACCAAACGCCAAGAAGCAGTTGAATCCATGATGACCTTACTAGCGGCTGATCCAGGGTTAATGCAACAAGCCGGTGATTTAATCTTTAGAAATATGGATTTCCCAGGTGCAGAAGTCATTGCTGACCGCCTTGCATCTGTTAATCCATTAGCACAAATTGACGATAAATCCGATATTCCCCCACAAGTTCAGATGCAATTGGCTAATAGCCAAAAACAAATGGAAGCAATGGGCCAGCAAATCCAGCAGTTGCAGATGATGATTAAAAACCGTCAAGATGTTGAACAAGTACGTCAAGTTGGTGAAGATAGACGTGCAGTATTAGCCGCAGAAGTTAAACTCCATGACCAAAATACCCGTTCCGTCACTAGCCAAAACAAGACTGAAATTGATTCTTTGATGAAGTTAATTTTGGCTCATATTGATACCAACAATTTGCAACGTGAAATTGAAGCTAGAAATCGTGAACAAATGGGTTACACAGAACAAGCGGCACGTAGCATTGAAGATAATATGCAACAAATGTTGCCCCAACCACAACAAGGTCAAGCAATGCAGTAATGTTGCAAAATACTAGATATAGTATTAAGATGGCTTTACAACACTACCTATGGTGTTATTCATAGGGTTAATTCTTGGGATAAAACCATGTCAGAAGCACAAGTAGCAGAAGTAGCTGATCAGCCTAAAACGGCTGGAACAGTAATAACAAGTGAAAATTTAGCGGAATTTAATGCTAATAAATTAGGTTTAGCTTCCGAAGAAAGCCCAACTGCGGCTACTGTTGATGAAAATCCAGTAGAGCCAGCGGCTGAAAAAGGACAGAGTGAACCTGAAGTAGCAGAAGATGAAGCGACCGGAACAGAAGAAAAGAAGCAAAACCCAAAGTTAGAGAAGCGTTTTTCCGAACTGACTAAGGCACGTAAAGAAGCAGAAGCAAGAGTTAAAGAACTTGAAGATCGTTTAGCGGCACAAGAAAGCGTAAGGGCTCCACAACCAGCACCTGATGCCAACCGAAAGCCAACGCCGGATGATTTTAAAGATGCTTTTGAATATGCTGAAGCACTAGCCACATGGTCAACGGAGCAAGCATTAGCAAGGCGTGAACAGGAAGCAAAGCAACGGGAAATTGAAGCTAAACGTGAAACGGTCATTAAGACGTGGCAACAAAAGCTTGAGGAAACCAAAGCCCAACTGCCTGATTACGAAGATATGGTGGCATCAAGTACCGTAACGGTAAACGATACAGTTCGTGATGCAATCCTTGAAAGTGATTTAGGGCCACGAATCCTATATGAACTTGCAAGTGATGACGAATTAGCTGAAAAGCTAACCGGCCTTTCTACTGCTGGTGCCTTAAAACTTATTGGGAAGCTGGAAGCAAAGTTTGAAAAAACCGATGCCCCAGTAGCTGAAAAGAAAACTGTTGCGGCGAAGTCTAAAGCACCTGAACCTATTCGTCCCATTAGGTCAAATGCTGGCGTAGCCGATGTAGGTATGGATGGTAACGATATGTCCTACCAACAATGGAAAGCCGCACGACAAGCTGGGAAGATTAGATAAGGTTAAAACCTAATTTAATTTTTAAGGAAATATCATGTCAAATAATTTATTGACGATTAGCAAAATTACTAACGAAGCCTTGATGGTTCTCGAAAACGAACTTACATTTACTTCTGAAGTAGATCGTAACTATGATGACCAATTTGCCGTAGTTGGCGCAAAAATTGGCCAAACTGTTAACGTACGCCGTCCAGGCCGTTTCATCGGTACAACTGGCCCAGCATTGGCAGTTGAAGATTTCAACGAAACTTCAGTACCAGTAACATTGTCAACACAGTTCCACGTTGACACACAGTTCACTACACAAGATTTGGCATTGTCTTTGGATATGTTCTCTGACCGTGTATTGAAGCCTGGTATTGCCGCTATTGCTAACAAAATGGATCGTGATGGTCTAGTAATGGCTAAAAACAACACCGCCAACATCGTTGGTACTGCTGGTACTGCCCCAACTGGTTTGATTACTTACCTGACTGCGGCCGCTTATCTTGATTCTGAAGGCGCACCACGTGATGGCCGCCGTTCAGTAGTTGTTGAGCCATTTACTTCTGCAACTATCGTTGATAGCTTGAAGGGTTTGTTTGTTCCAACTGAAACAATTAGCAAGCAGTACGCTAAAGGTTTGATGGGCCGTGATTCCGGTGGTATGAACTGGTATATGGATCAGAACGTTGTTTCACAAACTTTCGGTTCTTATTCTTCTGCTACTTTGTCATGCAACGTAACAACTGCAACTGGCTTCCTATCTAGCGGTTGGGCTTATTCAAGCACAATCACTATTGGTGCTACTTCTGCGGCCGCTACATTAAACCAAGGCGATACATTTACAATCGCTGGCGTTTATGCAGTTAACCCACAAAACCGTCAGTCTTATGGCAAATTACGTAACTTTGTAGTTCAATCCACAACCGCTATTGGTTCAGGTTCTACTGCTTCTGTTACTGTTGTTCCAGCCGTAATTACTGGTGGTCAGTTCCAAAACGTAAGCATTACTTCAACTGGTTCACAAACTGTTACTCCGTTTAACAATACTGGTATTGTTTCACCACAGAACATTTTGATGCACCGCAATGCGTTTACATTGGCTTGTGCTGACTTGGAATTGCCTGAAGGCGTTCATTTCGCTGGCCGTGCAAGCGACAAGGAAATTGGTTTGTCATTGCGTGTCGTACGCCAATACACCATCAATAACGATAGTATTCCTACTCGTATTGACGTTCTGTATGGCTGGGCTCCTTTGTACCCTGAACTTGCTTGCCGTATCGCATCTTAATGAAATAGGGGGGATAAAACCCCCCATTTTTGAACACTAATTTAAGGAAATAATCATGGCAAATCCAGGCCCAGCAACAACCGTAACGAATCACCCACAGAACCTATCATCTAACCAGGCAATCCGTTTATTGGCTTCTTATCAAAGCTTGAACTTAAGCCAGGCTGGTGACGTAGTTCTGCCAGTTCTCGATACCGGTTTATATTCTGTTTCAAACGTTATCGTTACAAACGCATCAGCAAGTTTGGCTACTGCCGCCGCTGGTTTGTTCCCAGCACCAAGTGCTAGTGGAACTGCTATCGTGGCTAACGCCGCTTTATCTGCTTGCACAAGCGCATCAGTAGTAAGCCAACGTACTGTTGCTTCTACTGCGGCACAAACAACCCAAAACTTATACTTCAACATTGGTACCCCACAAGCGGCTACTTGTGACGTATTTGTTTACGGTTACGACCTAACTTTCCTACCTTAATAAGGAATAGGAAATAGTGAAAAAGGCCACCCCCACAAAGGGTGGTTTTTTTCCTTTTTAAGCTTATAATTAATCATCCTCAATTAAAGGAAAAAATCATGTCATCTACTACCGTTACACGTGGCAATTCCCACGAAACTTTTTATATTCAACCAACTTTGACACCAACTGCCGTCACTACTGCAACTACTTCAGCGCAAACATTTAGCTTGCCTGGCTTGCAATCAACTGATTTGGTACAAGTTTGGGGTGTTGCTGGTAATCAAACAACTGGTATTACTATTGCTGAATCTGATGCTGGAACAAATCAAATTACTATTCAATTTACTAATGCCGCCGCTACTGACAAAACTCCAGTATCAGGCGTTTACACAATTGAAGTTGTTCGTTTAGAAGGCCCAGCCCCAGCAACGGCGGTGTAATCATGGCAAATACCACAGTATTTCGTCCAATTGGGCCTACAACTGCTATTACAGTTTCAGGCACTTCTTCAACTGCGGTCACTATTAGTGCTTCAGGTAACAACCAAATGGATTTTTGTGCGTTTTTGAATACTGCATCAACTCCCGTTGCAATCAATATTGCTCCAGTAGTTGGTGGTGTTGGAACTGCCGGTGCGGCCGCTTTTCCAACTAGTACGCCTAATAACACATATATTTTGGGTGTTTCAATGCAAGAGCCAATGGTTTTTACTGTTCCTAATACTTTTTCTATAACTGCTATTGGAACATCAGGAACTTTGTATGTAACGCCAGTTGGCGATCAATCTTAAGGAATTAAAATGTCATCAACCAATCAAGTTGCAAATACTTCAACCCAACAAATCGTACCAGTTCAGGCTACATTTAATGCCGCTGGAGTATGTACCGGCTTGATTGGCCCTGGTGGCGTTATTTTTTCCCCACCATTAAGTGGTAATACAGAAAATCCATCTAGTTTATCAATGGGTGGCAATCTAATAGCTACAACTGCTACATTGCCTACCATTTCTTCAGGATTTGGTACTAGCCCAACAATTACTGCCGTTAGCACATTTGTATTTAAGATTGTTGTTGGTACAGGCGGTGCGGCCAACGGAACAATTACTTTGCCAACTGCATCTAATGGATGGCTGGCTTTTGCCGCTGATGTTACAAACGGCAGTTCTCTATTTTTGCAATTAACTGGAAGTACCGCAACTTCAGTAACATTTACTAGCTATTCAGTAACAACTGGTGCGGCCGCTAACATGAGTGCTGGTGACGTTATTTTAGTTAATGCTATTGCTTATTAAGGGTTTTTATGGCCAATCCATCTAATTCTGCGGTACAGAATTTACTGCCCGTACAGGCATATTTTGATGCCCAAGATAATTTTATAACCTTTATTGGTCAAGGAAAGCCGTTTTACGCAACGTCTAACCCAGTTCAATCAGGGTTAACCATTACAAATAGCACGTTAAACAGTTCACCGATTGGTGGCACAAGTCCATCAACTGGCGTGTTTACCAATATTGCAACAACCACCGGCACTATTAGCACCAATGCTTCAAGCGCAACTGATATTGTTAATTTATTAACTTTGCAATCATATGCCGCTGGAATTAGTTGGAAAAACCCAGTAACTGCCGCAACAACTACAAATATTACCCTTTCAGGGCTACAAACTGTTGACACAGTAAGCCTTGTTGCTGGCAATACAGTATTGGTTAAAAACCAAACAGATAATACAAAAAACGGTATTTATACAGTTTCCGCTGGTGCTTGGACTTATGCAACTGGTTCTACAACCTGGGCGCAATATGTCAGCGCATTAGTCTTTGTAGAATATGGAACACAAGCTGGATCAGCATGGTATTGTTCTGCACAACCAGGTGGCACACTTGGCACAACTGCAATGGTATGGAGTAATTTCAGCGTTGCTTCAACATACACCGCTGGAACTGGGTTAACCCTTGCTGGTTATCAATTTAGCATTACAAATACAGGCGTTGCCGCAAATACTTATGGTTCTGCAACTGCAAGCCCAGTATTCGCCGTAAATGCCCAAGGTCAAATTACTAGCGTTACTAATACAACTATTACCCCAGCAATTGGCAACGTTACAGGATTGGCAACTGGTATTGCAACATTTTTGCAAACCCCAACTTCTGCCAATTTAGCGGCCGCAGTAAGCGATGAAACTGGTTCAGGATCATTAGTATTTGCTACTAGCCCAACATTAGTAACCCCAGCCCTAGGAACTCCAGCAAGCGGTGTAATGACTAACGTTACAGGCCTTCCATTATCAACTGGTGTAACTGGTACGTTGCC